CCTTTCATCAGAATCTAGTCGACTGATTGCATCTCGGTGCTTTGTAATTTCTAAACAATCACATACATCCTTAGCGACAAACATTAATTCACCATCTACCGGAATAATCCGAACTTGTCCAAATCTATCATTATTAAAAATTTGTAAGTCAGTCATACTCACACCTCCTTAACCACTAGTTGTGGTTCTGATTCATCAACAATGAGCTTAATTGTTTGGCTGTTAACAGGAACAAACTCAGTCACCGCTTCAGCGTTATCAATAAACACCGGAGCGTTTACTTTGAAATAGCTAGTTAATGCGTTGATGATATCAAGACCTATATTAATCCGTGCAGCGTTATTCATGCTGCGATACGGAACCCCTTTATAGGTGGTTTCGCAACATTCCTCAACGTTGCCGTTCAACATAACATTAAACATCTTGAATCGTGCTAGTTTGAATCTCGAGTTAATAACATCTTCCAGCATATTGACCTTGGCCTTAACGAATTCATCCATCAGATAAGAGGCTTCATCGAGCTTTGATTTTTCTGCTGCTAATTCAGCCTGTTGACTTTCTAATTCTGCTACACGAGTATCAATCCGTTTAGCCTCTTCGTATTTATTCAATTCAGTTTCAAGGTTAAAGCGGTGTTCTTTCGTTGTAGCAATACGTTTGTCTATGTCTGCAATTTCTTCAGAATGATCTGTATTAGATTCATCGAGTTTCATCTGCAGCATAAACTCTTCTGCTTTTAAATCAGCATATATAGAATCATCATCAAGCACTGGAGCTGTTAGCTGTCCAATTTCATCAGTTATGGTTTGTTTGACAAGTTCTTTCGCCTTAATAAGAGCCTCTAAAGTTTCAACAGGCTCTAAGCCGGCATCTCGTTTTTTAATATTCTCAATGTCTTGTTGCTTCAGTTCAATAGACTGATTAAGTTCTTCTAATTGCTTAGATTTTCTAAGGTTAAACTTCGTTTCAGCTTTTTCACGTGCGGCTTGAATTTGCTCTGCAGGAAGTTTTTGTCCGCAGGTCGGGCAAGCCTCATCGATATCCATTACAAATGCATCCTCGTTGACCTGCTGACGTTGATACATCAGCTCGTCAATAACACTCTCGATACGTTGAATATCCCTATTTGATGTATCAAGGCGATGCTTGGTGCTCTCAACCTTAGAAGATAGATTGTTAAGTTCAGAAACAACCATATCGTATTCATTCGACTTCAATGCAGATTGTTTTTTATATTCCATCTGCAGTTCACTTTCACGAGCCATCAATCGACGTTGTACATCTCTAAGCTCCGCTCTAGTATCAACAACCGCATGTCCATTCACTAATAATGCTTTATCTGCCTCTAGAGTTTCTAGCGTTGTAGTTGCTAAGCTAATCTCCTGAATAAGAACGTCTCGAGGAGTATCAATGGTAGGTTTCCCGCGCAAGGCCTCATCAATTCTAACTGGAATCATATCCAGCTCTTTATTGATGGCGGTTTTCTTAGCAGCTACTACCTTCCGATGATCGTCTACGCTATGACCTGATAAGATGTCAGTCAATGCTTTTAGTTCACTATATTCTGCGATAACATCCTCATCTGATATATCTCCGCACATCTCAAGTAATAGCTTTCTGCGGTTCTGCCAGGAATATGTTTCGTTGAAATACAACGGATTAGTAATTAATTTGAAAATATTTTCATCAACTAATGAATTTACAATCTCCTTATATTCCTTTTCTTTTTTAGGAACGCCATCGATAAAGTAGTCTGTCGTATGACCTGTCATAGTTACTTCACCACCACGAGGGGATGAGTACTTCTCCCGGTACACGCGCTTTAATTCAACAGTGCCCCCTTCATCCAATGTAAAAGTACCTGTTACTTCATGATTGACTTTATGAATAGGCTCGCCCTTATCCAATGTTTTAATCTCAAAGTCGGCTCTATCTAGGCTATCCTTGCCGAATAGTAACCAACATACAGAGTCAAATACAGTCGTCTTGCCGGTAGCATTATCCCCACGGATAATAACATCACCGTTAAAATTTATAGTAAAGGCTTTCAAACCTTTAAAATTTAGTAATTCTAATTTTGTGAGTTTCATAGTGATCTCCTATACAACATTAGCGTCCACATCAATAGTGTGAGGTTCAATCTTTAAACGATTGGCCCATTTCATCACTGTAGAGTGAATTTTATTGTCTTTTTTTAGTTGTGCATTCGCGAATAACTTCGCTTGCACTAGATGATTAAATTTAGGTTGACCCTTTTTAACCTTATTACCAGTGGCTAGTTCTAAGCATGCAATAGGATTCATGTCATCATCCGTGACAACCACAATTGCTGCTTGCCCTTGAATGACACGGTCACGATATGAACCTACACAGTTCTTCAATCGCTTTCCATATGTCATTAAATCAGCTGCAGTTTTTGGGACCATAAAGTGCATCCCATTCATATCTGCTTGTAATTGAGGTTGAGCAGGAAATATTACATCTCCATATTCCTGCTTATTAAAGATATTGATTACTTCGTCATGGAAGTTCTTCAACTTGAATCGTTTCTTCCATAATGCCTCTTGGTATTTTGGCTCGAGTTTTGCGTGCATATCCACACAATCTTCTATAACGCGAATGTCCTCACCTAATAGCCAACGTAATATGGTAGGTTCACCGCACCTGTTAATTAGTTGTTGCCACATAAACGTTGCATGTGGGCTTTTTAGCTTCATCGCCTTACGTACATCATTGGCATTGTGGGCCTTACCAAAATATGGGTCCGTACCTTCATGCCTACTACGCTGTAATGTGAGTATAGTGCGTCTACAATTCTCATCGTTAAAAAGATTAAGGACATCAGACATGTATACGCTCAATGGATCATCAACCATACGCTTCCGCAAGGCTCTACTGTTAGGAGCCTTATATGATTGTCTAAGCGCTGCTTGAAAGTTTACACCCTTTCTTGTAGCTACTAGTACATCATCTTCAAAAGGGATATTTGTATATCGATATAAGCAGTAAGCATTGGTCCAATACACATATTGTTTCATTAAGCTAACAATGCTAGGCATATCAGGTGCCGATAGCTTCAGAATCATATTGAGCAGCATCGTAAAATGGTAACCATTTTCTTCTGTAGCGCCAGGTGCTACATATACATCCTTTGTTCCATATCCGTAAGTTTCCTTCAATCGTTTTTCAAACATTAGCCGTAACGCCTTGAATGTTTTGTTTAAATACTTCCGGTTAAAATCTGTCATGGCGTATGAATCACCAAAGAATTTAAGCACCGGCATAATCTCGTTTTCACGGATATAATTAACAGTCAATTCATGATGAATTCTAAACCTATCAATAAATGTTGCCTTACGTTTCTTGAAGTCGAATCGCAATGTTTCTGTACACATCCCTAAGTCATTTTTTTTGCCATCAAAGAAAAGTTGGATAGCTTGATATCGAATCTTCAAATCCAGGAAATGCTTGTAATTGATAACTTCAACATAGGTCGATACAGGGTATACGCTCTCATCATTTATAGAAAAGTAAATTTTATGATCATAAGGATTGGAAGAAGCTCGACAATTTGGACAGGTATAGTATTTTGAACCGGTAACATATCCATTCTGATATGAATATCTTCGTTGCCAGCTGCCTCCAAACGTAAATCCACAATCGATATGGTGGACAGTTGTGTATTCTGCTCCATAAGGAGCCTCTAGAATTACGCTATCGAACATTTTGTGAATATAGGTACTGGATACAATCTCCACAGTGAATACCTCCTTTTAGTCGCCGAACATAGCAAAGAGGTCAGAGTTATCTTCTACACTAGGCTCAACCGTTGGCTGTGTTTCGGCTGTAGCATGTTCATTATCAACTGGCGTAGATTCTTTAGCTGTTTTAGACTTACGGGTACGCTTTGGCTTTTCTTCCTTTGCTGCATCTTCCGTTTTTTCTTTAGGCGTAGCTGCCTTAGGAGGCTCAACCACATCAAAAGCTTTTACAATGGCATTAGAGGCTTTCATAACGTTTTCTGTGTATGCGATACCTGCGTTGTATTCTTCCGTATTATCAGGATCGAGTTCAATTGCCTTATGTAATACATCTAACGACTTTTTACATATATCAGCTTGCGCTTTGAATTGTTGCTTTGCCATATTATTCCTCCCCTGCCATTACTGTTTTCAAATCAGTGATGATATCATCAGTTAAAGCATCACTAGAAACTTTCCCTACGACGCCATGCTTTTTAAATACTGTAAGAACTTTACCGGCACGAACCTTATCCGTACCCATCCAATTACGGATTTCAGCATAAAATGCTTTTTTATCTACTGGTTCAGCAGTTACATCTAATGTTGCATCTTGATCTGGCGTTTCTGTTGGAGTTGATTCTTCCGTCGGTGTTTCAGCTGGAGTAGGTTCTGATACAGGTTCTTCTGCCTGTTCAACCTTTTCTTCTTTTTTATCTGTTACTAACTTACCTTCAAAATCGGTTACAGGAACATCCTTTTGCGCTGGCTCAACTTCAACAGGTTCAGGTTGTTGTTTTACATCTACTTTTTTTGCAACTTCAGACGCCGCTACTTCAACATCAATAGTCTCGCCAACTGGTACTGTAGGCGCTTCAATATTAGAGCAATTACCGCAGCACTGATGATTTAATCGTTCGTTCCAATCTGCCACTTGCACCGCTAGATCATCTAATGTATTGAATTTAATAGTTAAGATATTTTGATTTTCCATGATAGTTTCTCCTTTAGAATTTAAACAACAATTCATCATCAACTAAGCGACCTTCTACAATCTTTGGAATGCCAAGTTCACGAAGCCTTTTGATTACACTGCGACTTTTAGATATATAAATAGTATTTCTTTCGATTTGTGTTGCTGTTGGCTTAAATATATAAGTCTCTGTAGATAACGCTGGTGCTACACAAATTGCTTTATTATCAATATCTATCCCAACTCTAAAATACTCAGGTCCATTTAGTTTTCTATATGCAGCTAGCGAAAGTTTAATGTAACTATTAGTTGTAATAATTGATACTTTTTGAGCTGCATTTCTTTTACCTTTGTTGTCAGCAAAGAAATCAAAGTCAAATGTATTAATCGTGGGCATCACCTTTTTAGATGTTAATTCCGGCATAGTAACCTCCTTATTTATTAACTAACGCTTTAAGTGTTTCTACTTACTGGCGAAGTTGTTCGAGCTCACCATTCTTAGCTTGTGGTTCATATTCAGAGCCTCTACCAGTGCGGAATGCAGCATTAATATTGAATTGAGTTTCACCACCTAAAGTGATGCCAAATCCTAAGCGTACTTTTTCATTAGGGCTATAGAATGCGCCAAGTGCGATTGCGTTAGCGTTACGGTAATGACCATAGCTAATAGCAAAACTACCTTTGTCATTCTTGTTATATTCAAAGGGGTGTAGACCTGCTAGTGCTGCGGAACTTGCGCCCAACTTATTAACACGTTGGCCAAGATTGTTAACCTTGCTTTTAATGTCATTAGCTAAGCCCAAAGAACGATTTTCTAAGGTCGTGATACGACCTTCATGATTGTCTGCTACATGTTCAAGGGCTCTGATATCTGCTGTATTAGCAGTTACCTTTTGGCCAAGAGTATTGATAGCAGATGTATTACCATTGATGCGGTTAGTATTGTTAGCGATTGCAGTAGTATGACCTGCGATAGCTTGTTCATGATCACTCACCACGTCGCCAAGCATTTGAACACCAACGGCTAGGTCTTTTAAATTGTTCTGTGTCTTAACAATCGCTGTTTTATTGTTGTTAATTTGTTTAGCGTTTGTTTCGATTTCATCAATCGCAGCGAACAACTGGGAGCCGTTCACAGCGTCTAATGAATCAGCGGAGATTTGGCCTGCACTAACATTCGTGAGTTGGCGGTTGTACTGAGTTACTCCGCCTGCACCAGCGCGGGCCTTAGAACCAAAACTTACTACGCTTGCCGGCTGTTCTCCGGCGAAAACGTGGCGAGTACCGTTTACAGTAATGCCGTCAACGCCAACGGCGCTATCTGTAACAGAGTTTGTTCCGATTGCCACCGAATTCGCTTGGTCAGCAATCGTATTGTTGCCGAATGCAACGGCGTCAGTGGCTAAGGATTTGGCATGAGTGCCAAATGTAAGAGCACCTTGGCCATTAGATTCGGAGTTAGAACCGAAAACTAGTTGCTCTTTGTCAGCACCGATTTTATTGTTGTATCCTACAATGGCACTTTGGCCGCCAGCCACTGTGCCGTTGTTAGCACCGATAACCACAGTATCAGCGCCGGTAACATTATTAGTTCTGCCTAATACTACAGAAGACTCGCCGGATACGAAGGCACCATTTCCGATAGCTACACTATCGTAGCTAGAAACACGAGCCTGATTACCGATCGCCACAGTGTATTCCACTAGGCTTTCGGCGTGAGAACCAAAAGCGAAGCTATTACGTCCTGCTGCAGTAGCATTATTACCACCTGCGAAACCATTTTCACCGGTTACTGTATTATTAGTACCAAATGCTAGTGCGTTGTTAGCGTTTATTGTATTTTGGTAACCAGATACCAAAGAGCTATGAGAAGTAGCTGTAATGTTATTGTCCGTGCCTACCAAAGTATTGTTATTAGCAGCCATTACGTTTACTGCTAAAGATGCGATTGTTGCTGTCATTAATACTGTTTTGTTCATTGTGTTTATCTCCTATATTTTGTACAATACAGGTAGAGTGTTATTAGACCATCACTCTACCAAGTCCGCTGAAACTTTTTCTAACTTTTCACCAGCGGACTTTTTCTTTTTCCAATTCGTGGATATCTTCTAACCAATATCCAGCTAAAATCCATAATGTAACACCAAGCATGGTTTGACAAAACCAAGTCCAAAAGTCGATTACATCAAGTTGTAGGCTCCCCATGGCACCAACAGCTAATACAGCTGCGATAATGCGAAGTGCATAAACTAATTTCAACATGTTTACTCTCCTATTCGTGCCTGGCAACGTTTCGCTAGCCAAGCATTAAACGACTCAACGTGGATAAGGCGTTTACCTCCACGTTTACCGATTTTCATGGACGGGAAGTCAAAATCTTGCGCCCATTCTCGGATAACGGCTTGCGGTACGCTAGCAAGTTCTGCCGCCTCCGCTACTGTGATGCACATCTTATTCATATGCACCTCCTAGCAACCACATGCTAATCGGAACATCCATACTAAGATGAATATGCTTATGCTAGAGGATATACCTGCTGCTAAAATCCATAAGCATAGCGAACATAATTCATAGAGTGATTCTTTATTCATAGCTACCTCCTATCTAATTTAGGGTTGTAGTAATCAGTTTCCCAAAAGTCGTGACTTTCGGCATCATCGACACACAACGCATAACAGATACCAACGACTGTCGACATTTGTACTGACCGTCCTTTGATAGCTCGGTTCAATGTATCCATCGAGATTTCAGCTTGTTTGATCAGCGCCGTCTTAGTCATGCCTAACTCGTTCATGCGTTCCGTAATGGATTCACCGAACATTCTGATTACGAATTCTTTCATAACCTGTCCTCCTTGCCGCTTTATATTTCGGACATTCAATCTAAAAAAATTTGTTCTAAGGGCATATCGATTTTCATAGCCTTTTTAATTTTAATTGCTTCAGGGAATGTAAATGCTGTTTTACCGTTCATCTTTTCGCTCAAGGTTTGGTAACGGATATCGGCAGCTAGTGCAAGGTCTTTTCTTGTCCACCCCATTCTCGCCAACTCAGCATTTAGGTTTTTATACATATACTCACCTCCTTTCACGTTAAAACATTTATGATGTACGATATTTCGTTCATCTCTATGGCTTTAGTATAGCTCGATATTTCGTCCACGTCCAATAAATTCTTGTTGATATTTCGTTTAAATATAATTAATGTTTGAAATATCGTATTTAATTATTGAAATTTCGTACATCAAATGCTATCCTATATATGTAATTACCATTATTACGTTATAGGAGTTTCGCCATGACAAGAGAAGAGTACTTAAAAATGTTAATAAAAAAGCACGGTTCCCAACGTGAGTTTGCGCAATACATAGGTATGCCCCCATCTACTTTATTTTCCATATTACGAAATGTTGGAGGGGCTTCTATAGATAATATAGCTAAAATATGTAAAGGGCTCGGTATTACGGCAGACGATTTGGCTATGATAGGCGAGCCAAATAATGACGGCTACTATACCGACCCAGAAGCAGCCGAATTTGCTGAATACCTACGCACACGTCCAGGGGCTCGTATGCTCTTCTCTGCCGCTAAAGATATAAGCAAGGAGGATTTAGAAAAAGCTGTCGAATATATTGAGCTTTTAAAGTTAAAAAACAAATAATACACAAGGGAGAGTGTTATATTGGTTGTAAATTTGATTTACTGCGACTTGCCACATGCCAATGCAGTGTCAGAGGAATGTGAAGATATAGATACTCATAATATCTACATAAACAAAAACCTCCCTCATGATCGCATGAGAGAGGAAATTAAGCACGAATTAATGCATATTATTAAT